CAAGGTTCCGCTAAATGGCAACTTCAGGCACCGCTGTATTCAACCTCGATCTCTCTGAGGTCGTGGAAGAAGCCTTTGAGCGTTGTGGCTCAGAACTTCGCACGGGCTACGATCTTCGGACTGCCCGTCGCAGCCTGAACCTGCTCTTTGCCGACTGGGCAAACCGTGGCATCAACATGTGGACGATGGAGCAGGGGACGATCCCGCTTGTCTACAACCAGATGACCTATGCCCTGCCAAACGATACGGTGGACCTGCTTGAGCACCAGATTCGCACCGGTGCAAATAGCCCTACGCTCCAAGCCGACCTGAACATCACGCGGATTAGTATTTCTACTTACGCGACGATTCCAAACAAGTTGCAAGCATCGCGCCCAATCCAGATTTTGGTGCAGCGCAACAACGGCATGATTTCCCCAATTGGGGCCACTCTGCCTGCTCAGATTTCTGCCACGGAAACCACGATCACTCTGTCTTCGACTGCCGGTCTGCCCGCCCAAGGGTTTATCAAGATCGACAACGAAATCATCGTCTACGGGTACATCACGGGCAACACCCTGTACAACTGCTTCCGGGGCCAGCAAGGGACGACGGCAGCAATCCATGTTCTGGGTAGCACGGTCTACTGGGCACAGGTGCCTGCCGTGACGGTCTGGCCGGTGCCGGACAACTCAACCACCTACACCCTGGTGTACTGGAGACTGCGCCGGACGCAGGATGCCGGTCAGGGCGTAGATGTGGCAGATGTGCCTTTCCGCTTCATCCCCTGCATGGTGGCAGGTTTGTCCTACTACATGGGCATGAAGATTCCTGATGCCTATGACCGCCTGCCCATTCTGAAGTCTCAGTACGAGGAAGCGTGGCAGTTGGCGGCAGACGAGGATCGGGAGAAGGCTGCAATCCGGTTTGTGCCGCGTCAGCAATTCATCGGCGGAGCCACCACCTAAATGGGAAATCGGTTCGCCTCCGGCAAGCGCAGCATCGCCATGTGCGACCGCTGCGGCCAGCAGTTTAAATTGAAGCGCCTGAAAGAAGAGGTCATCAAGACCAAGCGTTTCAACCTGCTGGTGTGCGAGGAGTGCTGGGACCCAGACCATCCGCAGTTGCAACTGGGCATGTACCCGGTTGACGATCCCCAGGCAGTTCGTAATCCCCGCAGAGACTCGACGTACAAGACTGCCGGAACAAACAGTTTGGAGATCAACATCGCAAACCCGGAGCAGGGTTTCCCGACTGGTGGCTCACGGGATATTCAATGGGGTTGGAACCCTGTTGGCGGAGCAAGAGCAAATGATGCGGGACTGACACCAAATTACTTGGTGGCAACCACATCTGTTGGTACAGTAACCATCCAAACGACGTAAGGAGTCGAAATGGACGCAAAGAAAGCATTGAAGGCACACATGGCCAAGGGCCCTGGTGTGGCACACCCCGATTCCAACGTCAAGAAGTTGGCCAAGGGCGGCAAGACCAATCAGCAGATGCGTGACCTTGGTCGCGGTCTGGCAAAGGTTGCCAACCAGAAGAAGTCTTCGTTCACCTACAAGAAGGGTGGCTGAAATGGCTAAGTTCAGCAAAAAGATGATGGGCAAGGAAGTCGGAGATGCCTCCGTCTATGCCGAGCCCCACACGATGAAGGGCGGCAAGGTCGCTCTGGGCAACGGTACTCAGAAAGAGCCGACCGCTGCCAACCGTGTAAATATGTCTGTTGGCAACATCACCCGCGACGGGTACAACCCTGAGCCCAAGACCTCGGGCATCAAGATTCGCGGCACTGGTTGCGCCACCAAGGGAACGATGGCCAGGGGGCCGATGGCGTGAACTACTCGGAGTTGAAGACCGCTGTTGAAGATTACACGGAGAATTCTTTCTCCGCGACTGACTTCGCCACCATGACGGAGTTGGCCGAGCAGAAAATCTACAACACGGTTCAACTTCCTGCGCTTCGAAAGAACGTGGTTGGAGCGGTATCGACCAACAACAAGTATCTGTCTTGCCCGGATGATTTCCTGTCGGTCTTCTCTCTGGCAGTGATCTTGGCTGATGGCTCCTACGAATACCTGCTTGACAAGGATGTGAACTTCATCCGTCAAGCGTATCCGACGCCGACGAGCACTGGAGTGCCAAGGTACTACGCCATCTTTGGACCCACCACGGCGGGGTCGACGATCACGGATGAGTTGTCGCTGATCCTCGGGCCTACGCCAAACGCCAACTACCAAGTCGAACTGCATTACTTCTACTATCCAGAGTCAATCGTGACCGCCACCAACACTTGGCTTGGTGACAACTTTGACTCCGTGCTGTTTAACGGCGTGATGGTTGAAGCGGCCCGGTTTATGAAGGAAGAGCCGGACGTGGTGACCATGTACGAGCAGCAGTTCGCGCAGTCTCTGATCCTGTTGAAGCAACTGGGCGATGGTAAGAACCGTCAGGATGCTTACAGGAACGGGCAGGTTAGGGTGAAGGTAGGCTGATGCCAATCGTTCAAACGCAGACCACCTCCTTCAAGAAGGAGTTGTACCAGGGCATCCACGATCTGACGACGGATGTCCTGAAGATTGCTTTGTACAACGGCAACGCGGACCTGAACGAAGACACAACTGTTTACACCACGACGGCAGAGATCACGGGGACTGGGTATGTGCTAGGCGGCAAGACGCTGACCGGCACGACCATTAACAGTTCTGGGTACACGGCCTTCGTAGACTTTGACAATGTAGAGTGGAACCCCGGTGTGTTTACAGCGCGGTGCGCTCTGATCTACAACTCCAGTAAAGCAAACCGTTCCATCGCCGTGTTGGACTTCGGGTCAGACAAGACTTCGACAGCAACCTTCACAATCGTCATGCCGGTTAATGACGCCAACAGCGCATTGATCCGGTCTTCAAACTAAGGAAAAATTGCATGGGCACAATCTTTACGACCAAAGGTGACATGGAGGAATCCCTCCTTGAAAAGAAGGACGGAGTCGTTGACAATGACAACGAATACACGACTTGGGTCGAGTATTGGCACGAGGGCGAACTCGTGCATCGGTCTGTGCATGTCACACTGAAGAAGATGCCCACTTTTGCAGGCGCGGAAGCCGCGTCATTTGGTTAATCAAAGGAGCCTGAAATGCCCAATACCCAATCAATGTGCACCTCGTTTCTTGGCGAAGTGCTGACCGCTACCCACAACTTTGGTACTGCCCCGATTCGTGCTGCCGGTACGGCTGACACGTTTAAGGCCGCGCTGTTCCTGGCCTCGGCCACGGTCAACGCGAGCACTACGGCGTACAGCACCACGGGCGAAGTGACCGGCACGAACTACACCGCAGGCGGTGTGAACGTGACCAACGCAACGGCCCCGTTGTCGAGCAATACTTCTGCTACGGCAGGTACGGCCTACTGGACTCCTTCGGCTTCGATCACGTACACCAACGTGACCCTGGCAACGGCGTTTGATGCGGTGTTGATTTACAACTCTACCCAGAGCAACAAGGCTGTCAGCGTGCACACCTTCGGTTCACAGACTGTGACCGCAGGCACGTTCACTCTGACGATGCCTTCCAACACCACTTCGACTGCTCTGCTGCGTCTGGCAACGACTTAATCCGACTCTAGTAAAGGAGTCGGAAGGTGCCTACCGGATGGGGTAGTGGCACCTGGAGCAGCGGCACTTGGGGTGGCCTTGGGGAAACCCTAACGGGTGTTGCTGCCTCCGGTGCGGTTGGTTCTGTAGGGCGTTCGGTCACCGTCGCCCTATCGGGCGTTGCTGCCTCCGCCACAACCGGTAACGAGACACCTTCCATTACCCGTGCGTTGACGGGAGTCTCTGCTGCGGGAGCAGTGGGGACGGTTGCCGTTGGCGCTCGTAGTTTTGCACTTACCGGGGTTGCCGCTTCCGGTAATGTTGGTAGCGTAACTGAGACTAATAGTAGACCCGAGGACAGTGTTCTTGCCTCGGGCTTTGTTGGCTCGGTTGCGTCTTCTCGCACGGTCGCCCTGACTGGGAGGTCTGCGACTGGCGCAGTCGGCTCCGTAGCGGTAGGCGCACGCACCGTCGCGCTTACTGGCGTTTCTGCTTCCGGCGCGGTTGGTAGCGTTGCTGATTCCACTTCGGTTGCGCTTACCGGTGTCACAGCCGAAGGCGTTCTAGACGACGTTGACCCATTCCCGTTCCCGCTGATTTCGGGCCTTCATGCGGATGGCTATGCGGGCACGGTTGGTAACTCCCGCACTGTAGCAATCAGCGGCGTTTCTGCCGCTGGCGCTGTAGGCACTGTAGACCCCATCGTTAGCCAGAACGCAGACATCACAGGTGTCCAGGCCAACGGCGCGGTTGGCACCATCTCGATGGGCGCTCGCACTGTCGCGCTTACGGGCGTCAGTGCTTCGGGTCAGGTTGGTACGGTAACGGAAACCAACAGTCCTACGGAAGACGGCGTTATTGCCTTTGGTTCTGTGGGTACGATGGGTGTCGGCCCGCACATCTTCGCTCTTACCGGCGACGAGGCCCAAGGCACGGTCGGAACGGCCACTCCCAGTATTACCCTTGCGCTTACCGGCGTTGCGGCTACGGGCACGGCGGGCACCGCCTCGGTTGGCCCGCGTAGTTTTGCGCTCACGGGTGTTTTGGCAAGTGGCCTGCTTAATAATGTAACGCCGGATACGGTCCGCAACGCCTCCGGTGTCAGCGCCGCCGCAGCGGTGGGCACTGTTGTTGCCTCTGACACTCGGGACGAGGACAGCGTGCTTGCCACCGGCTCTGTTGGCTCGGTGGGGGCTACGACTTCGGCGGCACTGACCAGTGTTACCGCCTCTGGCGCGGTTGGTACAGTTTCTGTTGCTGAGCGGCAGATTCCCCTGACTGGGGACGACGCTTCTGGCGTGGTGGCTTCGGTCACTACTTCTCGGGTTGTGGCCCTGACGGGTGTCACGGCGGCTGGGGCGGCGGGGTTGATTTCCCCTGCCGGTCAGCAAGCCCTTAGCGGTGTTTCTGCCGCAGGCGCAGTTGGCGATGTTACGGAAACCAACAACCCCACCGAAGACGGTGTGGTCGCCAATGGTCAGGTTGGCACTCCAGGCGTAAACGTCACGGTCGCGTTGACTGGAGTTTCTGCCGCTGGCACTCCCGGCGATGTCATATTCAATAAGATTGTGGCACTGACTGGTGTTGCGGCTTCTGGCGCAGTTGGCAGCGTCAGTGTAGCGGAGCGCCTAGTGGCAGTCACCGGTTGTCAAGCGATGGGTAATGTCGGAAACTTCGGAGTGTTCTACTGGAGTCTGATCGACAACGCGCAAAATGCAAATTGGAATCTGGTAAACACGGAATAGGAGCATTAAATGCCCACCACTTATACCTCTCTCATCGGCTTGGCACTCCCCTCAACGGGCGAGTTGTCGGGCACTTGGGGCGCGACGGTCAACGACTTCATCACGCAATATGTTGATGCAGCAGTTGCCGGTGCCCAAACCATCAGCGGTTCTCAGACGGCTGTAACGCTGTCTGTCACCAACGGCACGTCGCTGTCTCAAGCGGGCTCAGGCTCGACTGGCTCCGCTCAGTACCACATCATCAACTGCACAGGCAACCCTGCCGGTGCGCTGACGGTGACGGTGCCAAGTTCTAGCCGGGCATATCTGGTACTGAACAACACCTCGACCAATCAGACGGTTACGGTCAAGGGCGCTGCGACAACCGGCGTGACGGTAGCGGCTGCTCGCGCTGCGCTGATTGCCTGGAACGGCACTGACTATGAGTTGGTCGCCACGGACGATGCGTCCAAGATGAACGGCGTCTTGGCTGCTGCCAACGGCGGCACCGGCCAGTCCTCCTACACCACGGGCGACATCCTGTTTGCGTCCGGCTCCACTACGCTGTCCAAGTTGGCAGATGTGGCCACGGGTAACGCGCTAATCTCCGGCGGTGTGGGTGTTGCGCCCTCCTACGGCAAGATTGGACTGACGACGCACGTTTCGGGCACTCTGCCTGTTGCCAACGGTGGTACCGGCCTAACTGGCGGCACTTCAGGCGGCGTGCTCTATTACTCTGCTGCGGGCACCCTGGCATCCTCTGGTGCATTGGCGGCAAGTTCTCTGGTGGTTGGTGGTGGTGCGGGCGTTGCTCCGTCTACGATCACAACCGGCACGGGGGTGGTTACGGCGCTCGGTGTAAACACGGGAACTGCGGGCGCGTTTGTTGTCAACGGCGGTGCGCTTGGCACCCCGTCTTCCGGCACGGTCACCAACCTGACCGGCACGGCCTCGATCAACATCAACGGTACGGTTGGCGCAACAACGGCTAACACGGGCGCGTTCACTTCAATCACATCTACCAGCGCCTCCGGTATCTTGACCCGCGCAGCGGCCACCCAGGATGGGGTGGAGTTGATTGGTCGCGCAGGCGGCACTACGTCGCTGAAGGCAACCATCACGCCGACTACGTTGACGGCTTCGCGCACCTTCACGCTGCCTGACAATTCGGGCACGGTGCTGACAACGGGGGCTACGGTTACTGTGGCTCAGGGCGGTACAGGCCTGACCTCTACACCTGCTAACGGCGCATTGGACATCGGTAACGGCACAGGCTTCACGCGGGCTACTCTGACCGCAGGCTCTGGCGTCAGCATCAGCAACGGTTCAGGCTCCATCACCATCTCGGCTACGGGCTCGGGCGGTACGGTCACAGGCGTCACGGCCACCTCTCCGGTGGCGTCCAGCGGCGGCACTGCTCCGGTCATCAGCCTGAACTCGGCATACGGCGACACGCTGAACCCCTACGGCTCCAAGACGGCCAACTTCTTCCTGGCTGCGCCGAACGGCTCCGCAGGGGCGCCAACTTTCCGCGCCATCGTTGCGGCTGACATTCCCACGCTGAACCAGAACACGACAGGTACGGCATCCAACGTCACCGGTACGGTGGCTGTGGCCAACGGGGGTACGGGATCGACCACCGCTTCCGGTGCGCGTACCAACCTGGGCGCGACGACGGTCGGCGCTAACCTCTTCACGCTGACCAACCCGAGCGCGGTGACTTTCCCCCGCTTTAACGCGGACAACACGGTCAGCGCCCTAGATGCAGCCACCTTCCGGTCTGCCATCGGCGCAGGTACGGGCAGCGGTACCGTCACTTCAGTTGCCACCTCCGGCTCTGTAAACGGTATTACGCTGACAGGCGGCACGATCACTTCCACAGGCACCATCACTCTGGGCGGCACCCTCTCCGGCGTCAGCCTGACGACCCAGGTTACCGGCACGCTGCCGATTGCCAACGGCGGTACTGGCCAGACTTCTCTGACCGCCAACCAAGCCCTGTTTGGTAACGGCACCAGCGGTGTAAACGCGTCTTCGCTGCTGCAAATTGTCGGCAGTTACATCCGCCCAACGGCCTACGCCGATACGGTGGTGGCGGCAGGCAACACGGGCACAGCCCTGACGCTGACTTGCACAAGCGGCAACGTTTTTACGGCAACCCTGACGGGCAATGCGACCATCACGCTGTCTTCGCCCGTTGCGTCTGGATCGTCAACTTCTCTCACCTTGATCTTGACGAACGACGGCACAGCCGGTAGAACTGTGGCCTGGGCGGGAGGCAGTTTTGTTTTCCCTGGCGGGGCAGCGTCCCTGTCTCGCACAACCACGGCAAACGCTACGGATGTCTGGGTTTTCTTCACCACGAACGGTGGAACGACGTGGTACGGCAATATTGCCATGAAAGATGTGAAGGCTTAATAGGAGCAAAAAATGGCCCTGGATGCAAATCAGCAATTTCAAATGGACCTTGAGGCCGCCCGCCACGCCAATCAAATGGCCGTGCAGGCCAAGCAGGCAAAACTGGAAGCCGTGCGGCTTGCCAAGGAAACCCTGATCGAGAATGCCCGCAGCAAGCCTGTGGACACTCGTGAGGTTTCTGCGGCTGACATCACGGCTTTTGCTGCTGCCCTTGAGGCGTATGTAAACGCCTAATGGAAGGTTTTGCCTACTTCCCGGCTATCGTCTACAGAGATGAGCGGCCCGACTTGGCTGAAAAGGTTCTGCCGACATGCATCCAATATCTGGATCAAGTTCGCAAGCCCGAGTGGCCGATGTCTCAGTCCGCCCATCTCGCGCACGACCCTGCTTTCAGGGAGGTGGCAGACTATCTCCTGCTGTCGGTTGTAGACCTGCTTCGCGGTCAGGGCTACGCAGTCGAGAAGTACGACTTCTACCTCTCCGGTCTTTGGGCGCAGGAGATCAATCGGGGCGGCGGCACCAACGTGCACGTCCACAAGAACAGCCAGATGTGCGGTTGGCTCTTCCTCGAAACCCCGCAGGGCGGGGCGTATCCGATCTATCACGACACCCGCATGAACAAGTCCATGATCGAACTGGACTTCGTGCAGGGGGCAGAGGTCAGCAACGCCACCAACACCATCCACTTCAACAACATGGTGCCCGGAACCGTGATGTTTGGAAACTCTTGGATGCAGCATCAACTGACCGGCAGCAACGCCGACACCCCGACGCGGTGCATTCACTTCATCGTGTCTCACAAGGAGCGCCCGTGCAGCATGTGCTGACTCCACACGGTACATATATAGAGCCGTTTGTTTGGTGGGACAACGGCTTTACGGAACAGGAACTGAACTGGCTCCAAGAGCAGGCCAAACGTGCAGAACAACGTGCTCCGGTTGGTGGCGATCCACCAGAGGAAGAACTTGTCAAAATGCGCAGATCGCATGTGTCATGGCTTCAAAAGACGCCGGAAACGGCTTGGGTGTTTGAAAAGTTGGGGTACATTGCCTCTTCACTAAATGCCCAATATTATCGATTTGACCTAACAGGTTTTGGTGAACCGTTTCAGTTGACCAACTACGATCAATCAGAACATGGGATGTACGGATGGCATCAGGATTACAACGGAAAGACCAGCCGCAAACTCAGTCTGGTGCTTCAGTTGACCGACCCGAGCCAGTACGAGGGGGGAAATCTTCAAGTTCATACTGGTATGCAGCCGCAAACCGTTCGCAAACAGCGGGGTCTGGTGGCAGCATTCCCTTCGTATGTACTCCACCAAGTAACGCCCGTGACAAGCGGTAACCGTCAGTCTCTCGTGGCTTGGGTATCTGGCCCTGCATTCCGATGAACGCCGAATACAAAGACTTCATTGCTGTTTACCGGGACGTGTACCCGGAAGGGTACTGCCAACACTTAATCAAAGAGTTTGATCGTCTGGTGGAGTCTGGTGCGGGCACAAACCGTCAGCGCGGAGAAGGCGCACCTAAGCATCGTAAAAACGACATGCAGTTGGGGTTGAACTTTGGAGTCCACACCGCTGCTGATTTTAACGGTGCCACGGCCACCCGCGTGTTTTTTGACGGCCTTCAACGGTGCTATGACGCTTATACGGAGCAGTTTTCTGTACTGAAGGATGGAAAAATTACCGGTACGGCAATGAAGATGCAGCGCACAGACCCTGGTGGTGGGTACCATGTGTGGCACGGCGAACAAGGTAACGGAGAGCATGCTGACCGCGTGTTGGTATATATGCTTTACCTAAATACTCTTTCGACAGAAGAAGCCGGAGAAACCGAGTTTTTGTATCAACAGCGCAGGTTGCAACCTACCGAAAACACGACGGTGCTCTGGCCTGCCGCATTTACACACGCCCATCGTGGCAACACAGTTTTTGGAGAGCGCAGCAAGTACATTGTGACTGGCTGGTTCTATTACGAGTGAGGTAATAATGCCCGCAGGAACACCTAAAGTTACACTCATGGGCGGTAAAACAATTACCCCAGGGGGTTCTCAAACTTTTAATGTATCGGGCACTTGGACAGCGCCCAGCGGTATATCTAAAGCAAATATCACCGGTCGAGGTGGTTCTGGGAATCCAGGCAATGCAGGCAATTCAGGCAATGCCGGGAAAGGCGGAGCGGGGTTCCCAGGGGGCCAATCCTTACGTTATTGTTGGGATGGAACGTGCTATAACGTATTTATTATAAATTACGGTGGGGCCGGCGGCAATAACAACAACAATGTGCCCGGCAATTCAGGAACTTCCGGGACTTCTGGTAATATTGGAACGGCCTCTTCTGGGCTTAGTCAAACTTTTCCCGCTGGAAATGGCGGAAATGGTGGGAACGCCGGAACCGGCGGAAATCCTGGAAATAACGGCTGTTATGGGGGATGCGGATTTTTGTTTCAAGGTGGCGGCCCTTGTTGTGGTTCTTCCAGCGGCAATGGCGTTCCGGGGGGGGTTGGCGGCACTGGCGCAGGGTTTGGTGCTTCTAGTTCTAATCCTTCCTGCCCTTATAATAGATTTGGCGGTGGTGGCGGTGGTGGTGCCGGTACTTTTGGCTGTGGAAGCAGCGCAAATGCAAGGCCCGGCGGTTCTGGCGGGGCCTGTGCCGGTGGCAATGGGGGCTTTGGTGGCAATACTTTTTGTAACGGAGCAAGCGGCAACTCTGTTGGAAGTAGTTGTTGTACAAAGCGGGCCGGTGGAGGTGGAGGTGGAGGCGCAGGAAACACATCCCCTCAACCAAATCTAGGCGCCGGTGGCGGTGGTGGCGGCGGCGGGAGAGGTATTGCTGGAAATAGTGGTGGCGCTGGAAACCCAGGAAATCCAGGAACGACTAGCACAGTTAATTGTATAAGCGTTACTGGAGGTGCAAACTACCCAATTACGGTTGGCACCGGTGGACAAGTTGTTATTAGTTGGAATCCTCAATAACTATGGTTCATCCATGTAAAAATTTACCTCCAGAGGCGCGAAACCGCGCCCGTTCTATTACGGTCGGTACTGCTTTTGGGGGCACGTTGGAAGTTGGTATGCGTGATATTCGCGGCCAACATTTGTATGCAATCCTACAGCCGGTAGAAGCAATTGAGTTAATTCATCAACTTGCTGCGGCTGCTGGGTGTCATATCCATCTCCAACCACGCAAAGATTTTGCAAGTTGGAGAAATTGGAAATACACAGAGGAAGAATTGGCTCATTATCGCGGACCTCAACATCTTCCTGGAGTTGGACATGCGCCGCATCCAAACGACATGGCGCCACTGCAAAACAAAGGTCAAGTGCTGCCCGCACCTGAACAACAGCCTGGACTTCAACCCGCTCTAAGGAGTGAATCAAATGAGCAAACTGTGGCAACTCAAAAAACTGTCGGACGGAAGCGCACTAAGCGAGCCGCAGCCGCTACCTGAGAACTGGGGGCCGATCTTCGGCCTTCACGGCTTCATCGACCAAATCGGTGACCTGTCGTGGTTGGGCGAAGCCTACAACGATCAGGGCTGGTTTGAGGTGGGTGATGCGCCTCCTGGCCCGGTTCCGTCTTCTGCTGCCGAACTTGCATGGGATCGGGCCAAAAAGATGTTGGCTGAGTCCGACTGGTCGATGCTTCCTGATGTGCCCATGACTTCGGGCGACAAGGCGCTGTGGATTGAGTATCGTCGCGGTTTGCGCGAGATTCGTCTTCAGCCTGGGTTCCCCGACAACATTCAGTGGCCCAAGGCCCCTGAGTGAACAAGTACACGATCCGGTTCAACAAGTCACGCGGACAACCGGGTCGTGGCTCCATGCTCCATGTCTGGCGCGTGTTTGAGGGCAGCAAGGAAATCCTGGCCAAGCACGTCAGGATCGAAACCCGGTCATGGACTGAGTTGGACGCCAACGGGCAGGACTACAACATCGCGTGCCGTGGGCGCATGATGTTCTTTGAGGACACCGACACGGTGGTGATTGTTGAGTAATCATGGAACCCATCACCGGCATCCTGGCGGCAGTATCCGCCGCTAATGCTGCGTTCGGAGCAGTAAAGAAACTCGTCGCCACGGGCCGCGAGATTCAAGACGTTGCCGGTCAGATTGGTAAGTGGTACGGCGCCTTCGGGGACTTTAACCGCCTTGCCAATGAGAAGGCCAATAAGAAGCCATCGGTCTTCAAGCGGCTGTTGCATGACGACAGCATCGAAAATGAAGCCTTGCAGATCACAATGCACAAGCAGGCGCTGATCAAGCAGGAGTACGAACTCAAGATTCTGATCGTCGCTCACTATGGTGAGAACGTGTACAACGAAATGATCATGGAGCGCATCCGACTGAAGAAGGAGCGCGAGAAGAAGGAGCGCGAGCACCGCCTGCGGCAGCAGGAGTTCATGCTCAACGCCAAGTACGGCGCAGCAATTGCCTTCGTAGCCGTCGCCCTGATTGGGGTGGGTTACTATTTACTCGACAAGGTACAGCAATGAGTTTCAGGAAGCCGCCGGAAGGCGCAAGCCGTTCAGAGAGGGAGGCCCATGTCAAGGCTCTTGCTGCGGTTTCTATTAGCCTGCTTGCTCTACTCCTTGCTGTTACAAATTACTTTGCCGGAAGGAACTCCTCTGCGGTTCTCAACGGAACCATAGAGTCCAACAACCTGTGGGCGTGGTATCAGGCCAAGAATGTTCGGGCGACCATCTATGAGGTCACCAACAACGAGCAGAAGGCCACCAAGCAACGCGCCGACATGGACGAGATCATGGAAAAGGCCCGTGCGGCTGAAGCCAAGCGGGATGCCGCCAAGGCCAAGTCTTCCTACTACTCATACTCTGGTATGGCGCTGCAACTGGCCATCGTCCTGTCCTCTGCGGCCATCCTGGCCGTCACCCTGAGCCTGTTCTACGCCTCACTTGGCGTGGGGGCAGTCGGGGTGCTTCTGTTCTTCTTTGCTCTAGGAGCCTGAGATGCTGTCGCTTCTTTCCACCCTTGGGGGCTTGCTGCTCTCGGGCCTGCCCAAATTGCTTGAGTATTTCCAGAACAAGGCAGACCAAGCCCATGAACTGCGTCTGGCTCAGGTGCAGACCGAACGCGAGTTGCAGTTGGCCGCAGCAGGCTTTGCCGCCCAGGCCCGGATGGAGGAGATTCGCACCGAGCAGGTGGCGATGGAGACTGACGCTCGAATGACCGAGGCGGCGCTAAAGCACGATGAGAAAGTGCTAGAGAAGTCAAGCCGGTGGGTTGCGAACTACGTCGGCACCGTCAGACCTACAGTTACTTACATCTTTGTGCTTGAGTTGGTCGCCATCAATGCATTCATGGCGTGGTATCTGTGGAACCATCCGAACTTGATTCAGAGCATGGATGACATCATCAAGTATTCCGACCTGATTTTTTCGACCGATGAAATGGCTCTGCTCGGGGGAATTACTGGCTACTGGTTCGGATCGCGTGGGTGGGCTAAGAAGTGAAACTGAGCAAGGTGGGCGAGGCTCTCATGCACAAGTATGAGGGGTTTAGGAGTAAACCCTACCTTTGCCCTGCCCACATCTGGACGATTGGCTACGGCCATGTCCTGTACCAAGAGCAGATCAGGCTCCCGGTCATCCGCAAGGAAGGGTATACCGGGATGCTCCGCAATGAGTTCCCCCTGAAGCCGGAGGACAGCCGTGTCTGGACTAAGACGGAGATCGACGAACTATTCCACGCTGACGTCGTCACTTTTGAACGTGGTGTTCTTCGACTTGTTCCCGGCGTATCTGGCCGTCAAGGCGGCTTTGACGCTCTGGTCAGTTTTTCCTTTAATGCAGGGCTAGGCAACTTGCAGCGCAGCCAGATCAGGATGCGGGCCAACCGGGACGACTGGAACGGAGCGGCAGACGCCTTCCGCCAGTGGACGATGGGCGGCGGCAAAGTCCTTCCGGGTCTGGTTAAACGCAGGGAAGCCGAGATTGCCCTTTTCCTGTCTTGACGGGAGAATACCGATATGCCGCTCAAGAAACTCACTCTCAAGCCCGGTGTAAACAAGGAGAACACCCGCTATACCAACGAGAACGGTTGGTATGAGTGCGACAAGGTGCGCTTCCGCCAAGGCACTCCCGAGAAGATTGGTGGATGGGCTCGCATCTCGGCAAGTACCTTCTTGGGGGTCTGTCGTTCCCTGTGGAACTGGGTAACCCTGGGCAATCTGAACTTGATTGGCCTTGGTACCAACCTGAAGTTCTACATCGAGCGTGGCGGCGAATACTACGACGTGACACCGATACGCTCGACTGTCACGCTTGGACTTGACCCGTTTACAGGCAACGGCACCACGACTGTTACGGTCACGGCCACTGCAAACGGCACGGTTACCGGCGACTTCGTGACCTTCAGCGGATCAACCGACACGCTTGGCCCGGGTGGTACTTCGCTGTTTAACGGCGAGTATCAGGTGACCGCTGCGGGGGTCAATTCATTCACCATCACCACCTCTACGGCGGTTGCCGCTGGGAGTTACGGTGGCGCTGCGGTTGTCGCCGCCTATCAAGTCAACACGGGATCGGAATTTGTTGTTCCCTTGACTGGATGGGGCGCCGGAACCTGGAGTTCTGGCACATGGGGTGTTGGCGGAACATCCAACACTTCTCTCCAACTGTGGAGCCAAAAGAACTGGGGCGAGGACTTGGTGTTTGGACCCCGTGGTGGCGGCATGTACTACTGGGATGCCACGACCGGCGTAACCACCCGTGGCGTCGATCTGTCTACCGTATCCGGCGCAAACGGTGTCCCGACCAAGCAAAACTTGGTCTTTGTGTCAGACATTAATCGATTCGTGTTTGCGATGGGCTGCAACGAGATCGGCTCTTCTGTTCTTGACCCGATGCTGATCCGTTGGTCTGATCAAGAGAGCGCGATTGACTGGACTCCGGCAGCGACTAATCAAGCAGGCAGTCTGCGCTTGTCTGACGGCAGCGAGATCATTGCAGCAGTGCAGGCCCGCCAGGAAATCGTGGTGTTTACAGACTCCGCCGTTTACTCCTTGCAGTATCTCGGCGCACCAGAAGTTTGGGGCGCTCAGACTTTGGGCAGCAACATCTCGATCCTGGGGCCGAATGCGGCAGCAATTGGTTCTGGCGTGATTTACTGGATGGGCGTGGACAAGTTCTACGCCTACGACGGTCGTGTGCAAACGCTTCCGTGCGACTTGCGTCGGCATATCTTCAGCGACTTCGACCAAGATCAAGCCGCTCAAGTGTTTGCCGGGACCAATGAAGGCTTCAATGAAGTCTGGTGGTTCTACTGTTCGGCAGGTTCTACATCCGTAGATCGGTACGTTGTTTTCAACTACCTTGAGAAGATTTGGTACTACGGCACGATGGCCCGGACGGCATGGCTTGACTCTGGCCTGCGTGACTATCCGATGGCCGCGACGTATCTCGGCAACCTTGTAAACCATGAGCAGGGCGTGGACGACAACGCCACTGGTACGCCCGTGGCGATCAATGCCTACATCGAGTCTTCTGAGTTTGACATCGAAGACGGCCAGAACTTTGGCTTTGTGTGGCGGATGTTGCCGGACGTAACCTTCCAGGGGTCGACGGCTGCAAACCCGTCCTTGAACATGACGTTGATCCCCATGAAGGGGGCAGGCTCTGGGTTTAACGTGCCTCAATCTCATGGCGGATCAAGCAGCGCAGCGGTCACGCGGTCAGCAACGGTGCCCATTGAGCAGTTCACCAACATCGTTTACATCCGGGTGCGTGGGCGTCAGTTGATTATGAAGGCCCAGTCCGACGCGCTTGGCGTGGCGTGGCAGTTGGGTTCTCCCCGTATCGACGTTCGGATGGATGGCCGCAGATGACACTGCTTGTCGAAAATGTCACCGTACCTGCGCCGCCCAATCTTCCCCTGGCACCAGGGGATTACGACTCTCGGTATCAGGAGCAGTTCAACAACGTCCTGCGTCTGTACTTCAACCGTTTAGACGCAATACTGAGGGGTCTCGTGACTACAACCGTACCCATCCCAATCTCTATCGGCGGCACCAACGTAGACGCCTTCGGGCGCCTGCAAGTCAGTGAGCCCTATACGCTCTTCGACAGCCAGAACCGATACGCCGCAGACAACCAATTTGATGTAGCCACGACCGGCACGGGTTCAACCACATACCTGCCCAACGAAGCGACAGTGAAGATGGAAGTGACCGCAGGTGGTGTGGGCACCGTCGTTCGGCAGACCTATCGCTCATTCCCCTATCAGCCGGGTAAGGGGTTGTTGGTGCTTGCCACCTTTGTGATGGACAGCAACCAGAGCCTGAACCTCACGCAGCGGGTGGGCTACTTCAACGACAGCAACGGAGTGTTCTTTCAGCGCGTGGGCGGCGTTTACTCATTTGTTCTCCGGTCTTCGGTCACGGGGACGCCCTCCGATGCCCGCACGGTAAATCAGGATGACTGGAACGGCGACAAGTTAGACGGCACCGGAGACTCGGGCATCACGCTTGACGCAAGCAAGGCTCAGATTCTGTGGATGGACTTTGAGTGGTTGGGCGTAGGGTCGGTGCGGTGCGGCTTCATCATCAACGGCCAGTACATCGTCTGCCACACATTCAACAACGCCAACAACATCACCAACGTCTACATGACCACGGCTATCCTGCCGGTGCGGTATGAGATTAGAACCGCGACTTCTGCGGTGGCGGCTTCGATGAAGTCTATCTGCTCATCCGTAATCTCTGAAGGCGGATATGAGGCAACCTCCATCGAGCATGTGGCAAGACGGATAAACGCGACTTCCGGTTCAACCATCACGACTTCGTTCTACCCCATGGTGTCCATACGGTTGGCGTCAACGGCGCTTGGGGCGGTTGTCGTTCCTTCTTCTCTTAACTTCCTGCCCACAACGGCGGACAACTACGAACTTGCGCTGATTAAAAATCCAACGCTGACCGGACCGTCGTGGTCTGCCGTGTCTTCGGATGTAAACGTCGAATCTGATATTTCGGCCACCGCCATGACGGGCGGCATCATTGCGTCAAGTTCCTTCACCACGGGCAAGTCTGGCCCCACGCCGCTTGCTTCTGTGAATTCCTACAACTGGGATTTGCAACTTGGCGCATCTTTGGCGGGCGTGAGCGACATCTACACCTTGGCTGCTAGAGTGGTGACAACAGGCGGCGCGGGTTCCGGCGGCGGCATCGGGTCGCTTTCCTTCTACGACCAGAC